TCTTTTTTCCACCCTTAAGATCTTCAGCTAAAGCAACTGACTCCTCATCTTCCCCCTGCTCGAACTTTTCTTCATCATCTATCTTTTCTTTACGAGAAATTTCAGCTAAAGCATCTTTCCAGTTCTGTGCAAAAGCAAACTGAGTGTTTTCTCCACGCCTATTAACAGCAAAAAGCTTACGATCTGGATCCCAAAGCTTGCCATCTTCACCAAGTTTAACCTGACGAGGATCTTCTAAATCTAATTCTCTACTGCGCTTAATCGCTGCATCAATAAGATCACGAGTTTGTGGACTTGGTGAGTCAAATACAGTTACATCGAATGCTTCGTCTGTATATTTCTTTCCAGCACCCTTATGTGATTTATCTTCACGAAATCCTGAAGGTGCATCCATGAATACAAGACCGTCTTCGCCAACAACAGGGGCATTACTATCGATGTCCATATCTGAAGCACGCACCCAGCCTTTTTCTCTTGCTTCTGGGCTTACATCATCAAGGAATGCTTCTGGCTGCTCGCCTTGTGAGATTGGTGCAGCTACAATTCGACCATCTGGGAGTTCCATATCAAGAAGATCTGGGCTAAAGATGTTCTGACCCAAGATACGACCTGTGGCACTTGCCTTACCACCATCACGAAGACCAAGGATAAGTTTAAAAGTTCCAAACATTTCAGCGAAGCGACCCTTACGATCACGGCGCTGTAACTTTGCACGAGCAGAACGAGCTGCACGAGAGTTTCCATCACCGTAAGCAGCTACGAGTGCTTCTAGAGGAACTGTCCCCTGTGGAAGAAGCTCGATACGCTTCATCGTGTACATGTGCTCTGGAGAATCTGGATGAGACATCATTGCTGAAGCAATAAGAGCCTTAGCGTTGTCATCTGTAATGCGTGGATCATCAATAACCCAACGCATCTGAGCTTCTAAAATTGCTGAAGCTGTCATTGTGGTTAGTTTTGTAGAACGTGGATGTGAAACTGGAAGAAGATCTGTGTTAAAAGCTGTTAAGCCATTTACCTTGTTGTGTTTTGCAAGTGCAATGTAGTTTGATAAATCGGAAAAAGCTTGATGCTTACGAATAGAAAAAGGAAGTCCATTAGTTTTAGATAGAGAACGAGAGATTACTTTATAAGCTGCTCTTTTGCTAACACGACGAGAGGTAGAGGCAAACTCGTTGGCACTTTCTAAAATTTGAAGAGCTTCTACACGAATAATTCGTGCTTGCTCACGAGTAGAAAGAACTCTCTCGCTTGGATTAATTTTAGATTTATTGTTATATAGCAATTACTCTTCTCCTGCTATTGGAAGTAGATCGGCATCAAGGCTTTCTTTACCAAGTGATGCTAAAAGCGATGCTCTCTTAAATGGATTCTCTCCATTACGAACTGCACGAAGCCAAGACGCACGAATTGCGTGCTCTGCTTCATATCCATAGCCAGAATACTCAGCCATAGCAAGGATTGCTTGCTCTGGTGATTCATAATCTTCTTCAGAACCTAAATATGTTTCTAATTCTTGTTGATAACTCCACTGAGCTGCTAGCTCTGCAAGCTCTTGTTCGGATTGGATTTCGTTTCCGAGCTTTTCACCTTCGAGAACTCCGACATCAACGACGCCATCTGGAATAACCGCGAAACGACACTTACCCTCGTCTTCGACTTCCATGTCGATGATTCGGCATTGGCCGTTACCCATGTATAAAACACAGCTAGAGCACTTGACTCCGATTCCTTTGACATCATTTTCTGCTGGTGGTGTGTATCCTGCCCAGATTCCTGTGGCATCTTCATTGAACTTTCCATATTTGTCTGCAATCTCGATTAGCGCTTCTGCTAAATCGCTTTCTTCAGGAACCAAACCTGCTGAAGCTGCAATGGAGTTTGATTTCTTTGTTGAGCGTGGGTGCTTAGCTGGAAGTAAATCGTTATCTGTTGTGTATGCAGGGTTAGAAGGCTTTCCAGACTTTAACAATTTTAAAAATGCATTAACACGAGCCATTGCCCATTGGTTGCGTGTCTTACCTGGACGATGTGAAGTGCTGTAGGCACCCGCACCACGGCGATAGACAGCCTTGAGCATTCCTAGAGTTGCACGACGACCATCTTTTGCTTTTTCATTGTGTTCTTTAACTTTATTTTGTAAAGATTTTTCTACAGCGGCAGAAAACTTAATTTTACGACTTCCAGATGCTGATCCCTTTTTATTTTTACTAGAACCTTTAATTTGATCTTTCTTTGGAGCTGGAGTTTGGGCTTCTGTGCGCTTTTTCTTTGCTGCAAACTCAGAATTATCAGATGCATCGACAGGAACACAGTTAGGAACCATTTTTCCGTCTTTACCCTTCTTCATACCAACTTGCTTATAGCCTTCCCAGCAAGGATCTCCTGCTGAAACAAGTGAAGTAGTTACAATGTCAATTGATTCATCAGACATTACTGCTCTTGCCCTTCTGCTGGAGCCTCTGACTCAATTCCTGCTTCTTCTGCACCTTGAGTTGCGGCATCAAGTGCTGCTTGTAACTCAGGTGGGATAGGAGCAACGGATGCTTGCTGTTGCTGTGAGCGAACTGTATTAATAACTTCTGGTGCAACGGCTGAAAGCATTGCTTCTGTAAATTCTGGAGTAAGTACGCCACGCTCTTGTAGAAGTCTTAGCGCAATTTCTTTTGGAGTAGGTGCATCTGCATCTGAGAAGCCATGAGCACGACGCCAAGAGTTTGCAGAGACAGCCATACGATCAAATCCTGCATCTGCATCTGTTGCACGGTCATTACGAGTTGCAATTGCTGATGGGTCATACCAAACAACGATGCGATTTACTTGTGTCTCTTCAAAACCATTTGCAATTAGGTATGGACGAAGATAAACGACTGTAAGAGCATCTGCAATAAGCAACATAAGAGGTTCGATGTGTGCCTTGTATAGTGACTCATCAATTTGCATTGCATTTGAGTACTTAACATTTGCAAGACCTGTTACAACATCCTTTGGAACATCTAATCCTTGCAGGATGCGCTCTAATACACGATCTGAACGCTCAGCTAGTGCTGGATCGAAAGAACGCTCGAATTTAAATTGTTTAATCTTGTCGCCAAGTTCTGCTGGGCCACGAATAATAAGTGGAACGACTGCTGATGCAGACTCTTCATCACGAATCGGAGTTGTCATTGCATCCATTAGCTGCTCTTCAAATTCATCTTCTGCTTCTTCGGCAGTAAAGTTTGGACCAATGCCATCTTCTGAGTCGTAAGGGAAATCTCCATCGCCTTGTGAAGCAACAGAAAGTCCGTCTGGCAAGTAAAGAGCACCTGCATTTAGACGTGAACGTGCAGTTGCACGGAATGTTCTGTTGAGGAGAAGAAGTTCGGCGCAGAGATCTAACAAACCACGAAGTGATGAATCTGCTTCATCAGAGAAACGTGGATGTGAACGCCACATGCGTCCAACAAATGCGTTCTTACCTAGTTTTGAATTCTTATCTACTCCACCTTGTGATGTAGTGGATTGTTCACGACGACCAATTACATTGAAACCGCCACGAGGATCGGTTGTTACTTCATCTACGGAACGAATGTCCCAAGATTCTGGCAAGTTATATGCTGGTCTTGCTGGCATTTGAACTAGATAACATTCACCAGCTACTGAAAGGTTGAGTGCAGCATCTCGTAAGAGACCTGCTTGTCCACCATATGCAGAGTTTAGTCGTGCAAGTGCACGTTCTGCTGCAGCTCCAAGACGATCATCAACTAACTCTGATTGACGTACAGAGATTGGAGTCTCTGACGGATCATCAACTACTGCTGCATAAATTCTGATACGAGATACAACTGATGCAACTAAATTAAATGCATATTTGATTTCGCCAATTGCATCGTAATACTCCCAAGCTTCTGCTTGCCATGCGCTAGATCCAGCAGAGCGACGAATTCTAAATTGTTCGAATTCACCCTTGTCATTAATTTTAATTTGTGCCGCTGCTGCGGTAAGAGTTCTAGGAGTTGAGTATGTTGCTGACTGCGCTGTGTTTGTGAAAACAGTTGTGATTGTTGACGGCTGAGACTTTTTAGGTTTTGGCTCTGGGGATGATGAGACTGGGTCATCATTAGTAAATATGCCCACGAAAGCTCCTTGTCATCTCAGTTGCGGAATATGAAGTCTTACTTATCTTCATATGCAGTCAACAGTCCTGCAATAGCAGATACCGCATAAACGGTAGCAACTATGTAGGTTACTGATGGAATAATGATAGCGGAAAGTACGAAGGCTGATCCTATCCAAAAGCTAAAACACCACTCACAAGTGGATAAATAACCGATGTATGTGGTCTCTGGAGGAAACTTTTTCCAAAACGCATTGCGTATGGGAGCTGTAACCATGTCACGAGTGGCTAAACGGGTTACACGATAAGTAGCCAGTCCTAGAAGGACAAATTGCAGAAGAGTTATATCTATCATTCTGTTGGATCCTGATTCGAGTAGACGGAGTTGTTCTGCCCATAAGGGTTCCAACCTCTAAGACGTGACCCACAACCGCAAGAAGCGTCCTTAATAAAAGCTACAACCTTTTCGGACTCTGTTAAAACTGCTTGAAGCTTCCCATCGACGTGCCTATGGGTGTACTTCTCTCTAAAAACAAGTGTAGGGCCTTGTGGAGTGTCCTGCGCTATCAAAATGCTATCGCCAAGAAGCACTACTCGGACTCTATCAACCTTGCGAGTGCCTTCTGGAGAGGGTCCAGGTATTGTGAACTCGTCAAGACCTATGGAATTGGGCGGAGCAATCCAAACTAGTGCTGGAAAGACATCTGATACTGCTCGCAAAAGGTTTATCCAAACTCTGTGTATTCATCTGGGATGTAGAAGTCACTCCAGCCTAGTGTGTAACCTGCTAAATGTAAATCAAGGATCACTGGAGCTTCTCTAGAACTATCTTCAATGCTTATATCGAAGTCTTCAGAGCTTTTTACATGCTTTGCTTCTTTCCATGCATAGTGGCTCTTAAGAGCAGCTAATGGGAAAGCCATTGGGTAGCTTGAGTTGGGGGCGGACATAGTCTCAAGGAAGCGGGACTGAGGGCGTTTAGACTTTTTAGGGTTCTTCCACACAACCACAGCAAGATCTGTTTCCTTGTATGTGCCAGTCTTTGTTTTATAGAGACGGCTCATTGACTCAAACGCCTCGCCATTGCTCTATAGGTAACTCCTGCTGCCTCAGCGATAGATGCTGTAGGCACCCCTCG